GCATTCCGGCAAGCGGTATCCCAGCCAAAGGCGCTGGGATCGGTGGCCCGGCAAGCGGCGCGCCTGCCCGCGTTCCTTTTGGTGAGGCGCCCCAGCCCCCGGCGTGGTCCAAAAGCGAAGGCTGGCGGGTCGCGGCGGAAATCCGCGCCACGATTGCCGAACGGCGCCAGGCGTTGCTTGATGCCCAGATGACCCGCGCGCTTGATCCTACGCATCCCCAGGGCCACGCGGCTGCGGTGAACCTGCTTGACCGGATCATGCCGCCTGAGAGCAAGGCGACACTTGCGGGCGATCCTGATGCGCCGGTGGCGATAACCCGGATTGAGCGCGTAATTGTGGATAAAGCCGGCGAATAAAAAACGCATTGCCTGCATTTTTTCTGTTGACGAGCGATACACCGCGCGTGTATAGAATGAGCATCGCAGCGGAATGGTCCGCCGCATGAGGGGGATAGCCCAGATGACCACCGAATTTCTTGTCTGTGACACCGTGAAGAACGAGAAGGTGTGGGTCGCCGCGCCAACCGTGCGTGAAGCGCTTATTAAGCGCGAGAATGCGCTTCGGGCCGAGGCGACGCCGAAAACCGACTGGCGCCGCGCCGGGAAGCCGGCCCTACCCGCCCAGGCCAAGGCCAGCCATCATTCGCAGGGTGACATGCTTGACGTGTCAGTCGCCGATGTCAGATGTATCGGGTTGAAGCAGTCGGTTGTGAGGGTGGGTCAATCTGCCGAAGCGGCCTGCGCTGTAGCCGCACCCGCTTTCGAACCGACCAAAAACCAAGACTGGGGTTTCTGGGGCACCATGCGTGAACACGCCGCGCAAGCCTGGCCAATCGCATTCACCGCGATCCACAACGCGACAAGCACGGATCCCGTTTCGGTCCGCGCCTTCCTCGACAGCCGCTACGGACGCCACTTCGCCGATGGAGTGAATGGCCAGATGTACGCGGGCGCGAGCCTTGCCGACGCCATTGCCAAGACCACCGCCGAATGGATGGGCTGGCGCATCACGCAGCGCACGAGCCGCGAGACGGGCATCCCCGCGGGCCTGCCTTATCTGACGGTCTTCTTAATGAACGAGGCCATCACGGCAGAATTTCAGGAGGATTGACTGAATATGACCCCTTACCGCCTATTGTTGTCTCGTGTCGGCCTTTCACAGGCCGACGCCGCTGCGCTGCATGACGTGCGGCTTGACACCGTGAAATCCTGGTGTGCGGGCCGGAACCCTGCGCCAGCCGGGGTGATCGCGAACCTCCGCGCGCTATACGCGTTCCAGCGGCGTGCGGCGGATGAGGCTTTGGCGCTGGCGGCTAAAGCGCCTGAAGGCGCTGAGATTGAGCTTGGCTACGCGGTGGATGACGCGGAAGCCCAAACCATGGGATGGCCCTGCGCCAGCGCCCAATGGACAAGCCTTGGCATGATCGCCGCCGGCACTGACCGGCAGATCACCCTGGCGCCGCGCGGCACCACAGTGGCTACAGCCGCCGCCGCTGACGCCCGCACCGTGCGCCGCTGGTGTGACGGGACGCGGGCCGTGCCTGGGCCGGTGGTGGCGCTGCTGCGGATGCAAATTGTGACAGATGAAGGGCGCGAAATTGCGATTGGCGGTTGAATGACCTCCCTGAAAATCCAAACCCCGGCATGGGCGCGCCCGCTGCTGGCGCCATCGCGTTACAAGGGCGCATGGGGCGGGCGCGGGTCCGGCAAATCACACTTCTTCGCCGAGGCCATGATCGAAGCGCATATCCTTGATCCTGGCACTTATTCCGTTTGCGTCCGAGAAAACCAAAAGAGCCTGGCGCAATCCGTTAAGCGTTTGCTTGAAACCAAGATCGAGGCCATGGGCGCCGGCGATTACTTCGAGGTTCAGGAGGCGGTGATTAAATCGCGCCGGGGCGATGGGCGCATTATCTTCCAGGGCATGAAAACCCATACGGCGGACAGCATCAAGTCCCTTGAAGGTTATGACCGGGCTTGGGTGGAAGAGGCGCAAAGCCTTAGCCAAACCAGCCTGGACATGCTTCGCCCGACCATCCGTAAGCCTGGCAGCGAGCTATGGTTCACCTGGAACCCGCGCGAGAAATCAGACCCGGTTGACCATTTGCTGAGGGGCGACACGCCGCCCAAGGATACGGCGGTAATTGGCGTCAATTATGACCAAAACCCATGGTTTCCGGACGTGCTGCGGGATGAAATGGAGTATGACCAGCGCCGCGATCCGGACAAATACAAGCATGTTTGGCTTGGCGGCTATCTGGCCAATTCAGAGGCGCGCGTGTTTCGGAATTGGCGGGTGGAAGAGTTTGACGCGCCGCGCGACGCTATTCACCGCATGGGGGCGGACTGGGGTTTCAGTGTGGACCCTTCCGTCTTGGTGCGCTGCCACATCATGGGCCGGACGCTCTATGTAGATTTTGAGGCCTATCAGGTCGGGTGCGAGATCGTGAACCTGCCCGAGTTGTTTATGACCATACCTGAGGCCCAGAAATGGCCGATGACCGCCGATAATGCCCGGCCTGAAACTATCTCGCATATGCGAAAGCACGGCTTCCCGCGCATCTTTCCGGCGGTCAAGGGGCCGCGATCTTTGGAGGAAGGGGTTGAATGGCTGAAATCCTATGACATCGTGGTCCACCCGAGATGCGTCCACACAATTGACGAGCTAACCCTCTATTCCTACAAGCGCGATCCCTTGACTGACCGCATCCTGCCGATCCTGGAAGACAAGAAGAACCACGTCATAGACGCCTTGCGCTATGCCTGCGAAGGCGTCCGCCGCGCCAAGGTAGAAACCCGCCCCCCAATTATACCCTTGCCAAGTGCCCATCGTTGGGGCTAAATGCTCCACCATGGCGCGCATATCCAAAGAGCAGGCCTTGGCAAACCTCCACCAGGAGGCCATGGCGGAGTTTGACCGCATTCAATCCGCATTGCGGGATGAGCGGTTGCAATGCCTGAAAGACCGGCGCTTCTATTCCATTGCCGGCGCCCAATGGGAAGGCCCGCTTTCGGAGCAATTCGAGAACAAGCCTAAATTTGAGGTGAACAAGGTTCACCTTTCCGTCATTCGCATCTTCAACGAGTTCCGCAATAACCGGATCTCGGTATCCTTTGTGTCCAAGGATGGCCAGGAAGATGACCCCCTAGCCGAGACATGCAACGACCTTTACCGCGCCGATGAACAGGACAGCGTGGCAGAGGAAGCCTATGACAACGCCTTTGAAGAGGCGGTTGGCGGCGGGTTTGGCGCTTGGCGCTTGCGGACGGAATACGTAAACGAGGAAGATGAGGACGACGATAAGCAGCGCATCCGGATTGAGCCGATCTTTGATGCCGATAGTTCCGTTTGGTTCGACCTGGACGCCAAGCGCCAGGACAAGGCGGACGCCAAATGCTGCTTTGTGCTGACTTCCATGACGCCCCAGGCCTATGAGCGCGAATGGAATGACAGCCCGGCAAGCTGGCCGAAGGAAATCCAACAGCTAGAGTTTGACTGGGCAACGCCCGAAGTTGTCTATGTGGCCGAATATTACAAGGTGGAGGAGGTTTCCGAAACCATCCGGATATTCCGGACGCTTGACGGCGAAGAGGAAAAGCATTCCCAAGCCGAGTTTGACGAAGACGAAGAGCTTGAGGACCGCCTGGCTGCGACCGGCGCGCGGGAAATGCGCCGTAAGCGCGTCAAGCGCCGGAAGGTGCGGAAATACATCCTGAGCGGCGCCAAAGTGCTTGAAGATGCCGGTTACATTTCCGGGAGGAATATCCCGATTGTTCCGGTTTATGGCAAGCGATGGTTTGTGGATAACGTCGAACGGTGCATGGGTCATGTGCGGTTGGCAAAGGATTCGCAACGCCTAAAGAATATGCAGCTTTCCAAGCTGGGCGAGATTGCGGCGCTTTCCAGTGTTGAAAAGCCGATCCTGACGCCGGAACAAGTGCTTGGCCATCAAGAAATGTGGTCGCAAGATAACCTGAAGAATTATCCCTACTTGCTTTTAAACCCGATCACAGACGCCAGCGGAAACCAGCAACCCGCCGGGCCAATGGCCTATACCAAGCCGCCGGCAATCCCGCCTGCCTTGGCTGGCATGTTGGCCGTGACCGAGCAGGATATGCAGGAAATCCTTGGATCGGCGCAGCAAGCCGATAAGATGGTATCGAACATTTCCGGCAAAGCGGTGGAGATGATCCAGCAACGCCTGGATATGCAAGCTTACATTTACCTTTCCAACATGGGTAAGGCCATAAAGCGGTGCGGTGAAATTTGGCTTTCGATGGCCAAGGATGTGTTTGTCGAGCCAGGCCGCAAGATGAAAGGCATCGGAGCGCAAGGCAAGCTTTCCACTGTCGAGCTTATGCGCCCGATCATGAGCGATGACGGCGAGGTTGAACATGAGAATGACCTATCCGACGCTGAGTTTGACGTTGCGGTGACGGTTGGCCCGTCTAGCTCTAGCAAGCGCGCGGCTACCGTGCGGGCCTTGACTGGCATGATGGCCATTACGCCAGATCCGGAAACCCAAAAGGTTCTGCAATCCATGGCCATGATGAACATGGAAGGCGAGGGTATTGATGACGTGCGGGAGTATTTCCGCAAGAATCTTGTGCAGGCAGGCGTGCTGAAACCAACGGAACAAGAGGCAAAAGCGATGGCGGAAGCCGCGCAACAGCCGCCGCCCCCGACGGCGGAACAACAATATCTGATCACGCAAGCGCAGAAAGCATTGGCCGAGGCCGAGAAGATTAAGGCGGAGGCGCAGAAGATCGCGGCGGAGTTCTCGCCTGAGATGATCCAGGCAAAGCAGGCCGGCGAGGTTGCCAAAATTGACGCCGATGTGGAAAAGGCCAGGCTTCAGGCTGAAACCGCCCGATTGAATGCCGATGTGGCGCGCATTAAGGCGCTGGCCGAGGTGGAGATGGAGCGGGAGAAAGCCCGCGCCGTGGTGGAAGCGCCGCAACGCGAAATCAACAGCAACCCGCCATTGATTGTGGTTGATCAGAACGGCGGCATTCAAAGGATCATGGCGCCGGCCATTGAGGCTATGAGTATGGCGCTTGCTGATGCTGGCGCGGCCATCGAAAGCTTGGCGCAAAGCCAAGGCCAGATGGTGGATAAGCTGGACGCCAATCACGCGCAATCCGAGAAATCCCGCAAGGCTAAGGTGGTGGTGCGGAAGGCGGCTGACGGTTCCTATGTTGGCGAAAGGATTGAGGACTAATGGTGGACAATGTAGGCTATACGCCCGGCACTGGCGCCACCATTGCGGCTGATGAGATCGGCGGCGTTCTTCATCAGCGGGTAAAGCTTGGCGTCGGCGGTGATGGCGTTGCGGTTGATGTAAGCGCGGCCAATCCGATGCCAGTAACGGCGCCCGGTGGCATTGCGGTGACCGGCGCATTGACTAATGCGGAGCTTCGCGCAAGTGCGGTGCCGGTATCTGGCCCGTTGACGGATGCCGAATTGCGGGCGGTCGCGGTGCCGGTTTCGGCGGCTTCCCTGCCGTTGCCTTCGGGCGCAGCAACTGCGGCCAACCAGCCCGACGTGATAACAACGCATCCGCTTTATGGCGACCGTGGCGCGGTGGTGCGGCAGGCGCCTGCGGATATTTGGAGCGTGGAATTTTCTGCTTCCGGGTCCGGTTTGCTGGCATCGGAATTGACGCAGCGGCGCCTTGGGACAGGCATTACGGTTTCGCAGGCATCCAGTAACCTTGTGGTTGCGGCTGGCACCACGGCAAACAGCGAGTTTTTGGCGCGGTCGATAGCGAGCTTTCGCGGTGCCTTCATTCAGCGCCACAAGACAATCCTTTCGCAACGCATCGCCAACAACAATTTCCATGCGATGCTGGCGGATATTGTTGGCGAGGGCTTGGCCTGCACGATCAACAGCGCCACGTCCATCACTGTTACCAAAGTCGCGCACGGCTTCACGGCTGAAAATGTCGGGCAGTCCATGTTTGTCGGCGCCATTAACGGCGCGGCGGGCGTCCCAGGGCGCTATGCTATCGCTTCGATCCCAAGCGTGGATAC